ACCTAAGGATTGATTGGTTACTAAGGTTCCCAAATCGAGGCCCTAAATTAAATTGACCTGAGACTTCAATGAAGCTCTCCTGTTTCTTATTTTGAACTCCGCCAAACCAAGCATTCATCATACGCTCGAGATCCTTCTTAACGAGGGGACACACGGCACAAAGAGAATCATCTTGCTTCGCAAATAATATACCAACGATGGTAGGATGATTATTGACATCTCTAACAAGAGGTGCTCCACATTGTCCTGTATACACATTGATACCTTTAACCATAACTCCAAGATTCTCTGCTGGGAATTCCTTCTTTATCGAATGAGTTTTAAACATACTTACAGGAGAGATAACAGAAACTGGATCCGAATATCCCCATACACCACTATGAGGTTTCTTAGCTGATGATAGCTCGGAAAAATAAAACTTATACTCTTTAGACTCAATAGGTGTTTTCAAACTAAAATAATCCAGAAGACCTGTTCCAAAGAGTTTCCCTGTAACTCTGAATAATATACAATCAAGATCTTGCATCTTCATTTTAGTTTTCAGGGACATAGTTATATCTATCTCACGGAAGTTTTTGGTAGTTGTCTGGAATTTCTTAAGTCGGGCAATCTGATGCGGCTTATTCACAAGATGTGAAACAGTTATAAAAACACCATTTTGCACATGAAGGGCAACAGCACTATCCAACATATTATCTTGGCCTATCAGCTCAATATGATATAAGTTCTTATCCAATACGAATTTAAAATCATTCATATTCGCACTAGCTGAGGTCCGTGTAATGGAAAAGGGATCATAATCCCAAGTCTTGGTGTCCTTTAAAACTGGTTCATCACTAACATAATGTAATGACTCTTCAACTTTCGAAGACATCCACTTCTTGATGAAAACTCCAGCTAGGGTCGATCCACCAATAAGGGCTATAGCATCTCGATGCTCTTTTGTAAAACCCACGAGCTGATCACGCCAGGACATGACTTTATTATAATAATCGTCATACTCTGGATCTAATTTCAGTTCAATAGGTTCAAGTACCTCTTCTGGGTGCTCTGTACATAAATTCCTAAGACATTTGTGTTCATCACACCATTCGCCCTGATGAAACTTAATAATGGAGTTAACCATATTATCTTCCTTGGCAATATGTTTGAGCATAGCCTCAGCCATAAACTGTTGGAACTCTTTATAATTAATAAGAATCCCATCATCGATAGCAGTTATGGGTCTATGTCTAACATACTCCCTCTTAAACTGGTTATCAATTAAACGACCACGCCTAATCTTAAA